TGATAAAAGGATTTGTGCTGCGCGAAGACGATGGAAATGTTAGAACACTTAACTGGAGCATGTGGCGAAGCGCATATAAACATATATCACATTGGTATATTAACTTTAATAATTTTAACTTATGGAACCAAAAGGATTAGGAGACTCTATAGAAAATTTCACTAAAGCTACAGGTATAAAAAAATTAGCAGATACAATACCTGGAGGGTGTGGCTGCAAAAAAAGAAAAGAAACATTAAATAAATATTTCCCATATAAAAATAAATAAGATGGCATATAAACAAAAAGGCTGCAGTCCTATAACCGCAAAAATTAAAAGAACAACCCAAGGGGGTATGGTAACACAACCTATATTAAACATGGGTGCTCCTGTTAAAATGAAAATGTCCTCACCTGCTAAAGATAGATATGACGGGCAATCCATTAAAAAAGGAGAAGATGGACTAGGCTCAATAGGTGGAAATAAGAAAGCTAACAATGCCATGCAAGCTATCCCTTCGGATGATCTTTCTATGACTCCTTATTCAGTAAAAAAAGAGTACGCCAACTTTGTTGAACAAAATCCTAAGGTTAAGAAAACCGGCGTGATACACGGGCCAAAAGTTAGTTACGATATGGCTTATGAGAAAGCTAAGAAAACTAAAAGGTATGCGGGTGTGTCAAAAGCTGATTATATAAAGGAAGCGAAAAGACAAACAAAATCTTTTACTGAAACAGGAAACTGGGATGCCAAGCCGAAAAAAAGGGAAAAGGTAGCGGCTGTTTCAACGATTAAGTCCAAAGGTATTGAGCCATTGACTAAAGAAATAAAAATCGAAACAAAAATAGGAACCTCCGCTATAAAGCCTGAAGGTAAAAAAGTAGAGCCATCAAAAAAAGATGTTCGTAAAGCGGTAAGAAATACTAAGTCAGCTGATAGAAAAGATCAGAGAGCAGCTAGGGTTAGACAAAAAGGTATTGATGCCCTTGCTAGCGGTGACACAAAGAAAGCTTTAAGATTAAAAAGAAGAGAAGCTAGAATTAATAAAAGAGCCGCAGGAAAAAGAAAAAAAGCATCAGAGGCTATTAAATCTAAATAATGAAAAAAATATGGGAATGGCTATCCGGTAACGTTATCAAAGAGGTTGGTAACGTTATCGATAAGCTTACGACAACCAAGGAAGAGAAACTTGAGGCACATAGACTTATAACTGAAATATTAGAAAAAGCAGATAAAGAGGCTCAAGAGCAAGTTACCGCAAGATGGGAATCAGATATGAAATCTGACTCTTTTCTTTCTAAAAATATTCGGCCAGCTGTTCTTATATATTTAACATTTATATTTACGGTATGTGCATTTTTCGATGGCAACATTGGGGAATTCGTAATAGCCGAGGAATATATACCAATATTTCAAACATTGTTAGTAACGGTTTATGGTGCTTATTTTGTTGGAAGATCTTGGGAAAAAGCAAAATCAATGCAATCTAAGTAACATGGCAGCACTTAAGCCTAATTTTAAAATACAAAAAACTACTATAATGCAGCTTCCTGATGATAGATGGAGTTTGCAAGTAGGCTGTCCCGCTTATAGATTTATAGTCGATACTCCCCAGGAAATGATAATACAATATGCAAAATGCTTGTCTGATCCGGAGAATTGGTTCAACGAAAACAAAGCGGCTATGGGGAATAAAGCATTAAAAGATGTTGATTTAGACGTAATTATTAATTATCTAAAGCAAAAATAAAAAAAATAACAATTAAATTTAATTAAATGAGTAAATTAGAAAAAAAAGAGCTGGACGAATTGCAAGCCGGCATACACAAGATTAATAATCTTCAATTGCAAATAGGAGGTATAGAAGCACAGAAGCACGAGTTATTACACGCTATAACCGAAGCGTCTAAAGAGTTCCAATCTAAGCAATCTGAGTTACAGGACAAATACGGTAAAGTAGACATAGATATATCTACAGGCGAAATAAAAGAGAAAGATGAGTCTATTAAGGAAGATTAGCATAGGTAAAGACTATAAGAATGATGCAATGCACTACGCGGTAGGTCAAGAGGTTTACGGCGGACATACTATAGTTAATATTATAGAAGAGAAAGATAAGTACTCTATTTATATACAGAAAGGAGACGACGTGCTACCTTGGAAAGATTTCAATAAAAACATGGCAATAGCTATTGAATATAATATAGATTACTAAATGAAAGCTATTTTTGAGTTTATTGTAAAACCTAAAAACAGCAGAACCAATAATGAAAAAGTAATTGGTGATTCAAAACTTATATTAAATACAGAATTGCAAAATCACAATTATGTAAGTAGAGAAGGTATAGTGATAGCAATACCACTAGGAATTGAAACAAACATAAAAATAGGTGATGAGGTTATTGTGCACCATAATGTTTTTAGAAGGTATAGAGATATACGAGGAAATGAAAAGAATAGCAAAAGCTATTTCGAAAACGACACTTTTTTTGTAAGCGCTGATCAAGTATATGCTTATAAAAGAAAAAATAAATGGGAAGCCTGCAAAGGTTATAATTTCGTAAAACCCATTCATGAAGATAAAATGTTTTCTATTAATTTTGAAAAGCCATTAATAGGGGTTATTAAAACAAAAGATCCAGATCTCAAAGACGTTGAAGAGCAGGATTTAATAGGCTTTAAACCTAGTAGCGAGTACGAGTTTATAATAGACGGGCAAAAGCTATATAGAGTACCAACTAATCAAATCACAATCAAATATGAACGTCAAGGAAACGAAAAAGAATATAATCCAAGCTGGGCATAGAGCAGTAGAAGAATTAATAAAAGTAGCTAAAGAAGCTATCGTTGATTCGGGAGACGATATTACTGCTGATAGATTAAAGAACGCAGCAGCAACTAAAAAGCTAGCTATTTTTGACGCTTTCGAAATACTAAACAGAATACAAGAAGAACAGAACTTACTAGACGATAAGCCGAAAGAGGAAGTTAAAAAAGAGGCTTTTAAAGGTTTTGCTGAAAAAAGATCTAGGTAATGTATAAGCAAAATCTATACAGTGTAATAACGCCAATAAAGCAAAATACTATATCTAGGCTAAATAAGTCTAGAAAATGGAAATACGGCTACAATAAAGAAAATGACGTAGTTGTAATAAGCAAGACAGGGCAGATAGGTGAAGTGTACAATATACAAGGATTAAAAATAGCTTTACCTAAAGTTCCTGCTAAATTAGATAAATCAAATAACAAGTGGACAGTTGAAGAATATCCAAAAGAATTAAAACAAATACAAAGTGTTTTTGATTGGAGGGATTACCCTGATACTTTTCATAAAAAATGGGAACCATATATAGATGAACAATTTAAACGCAGAGAAGAAGGCCATTGGTTCAATAATAAAAGTGTGGCTACTTACATTACTGGCACTCACTTTATGTACTTGCAGTGGTCCAAAATTGATGTTGGGTTCCCAGACTTTAGGGAAGCAAACAGATTATTCTTCATTTTCTGGGAGGCTTGCAAAGCCGACAACCGGGCTTATGGAATGTGTTATCTTAAAAACCGTAGATCAGGGTTCTCTTTTATGTCCTCAGCTGAATCAGTTAACCTTGCTACAATTTCCTCGGATTCACGGTTCGGCATATTGTCCAAATCGGGTTCCGATGCTAAAAAAATGTTCACAGATAAGGTGGTACCAATATCGGTTAATTACCCATTCTTTTTCAAACCGATCCAAGACGGTATGGACCGCCCCAAGACCGAGCTCGCCTATAGAATACCCGCCAGTAGACTCACTAGAAAATCCATACAAAATAAACAAGATCAGGAACTCCTCGAGGGTCTCGATACCACGATCGACTGGAAGAATACAGGTGACAACTCCTACGATGGTGAAAAGCTTAAACTCCTCGTCCATGATGAATCGGGTAAATGGGAGAAGCCGGACAACATCCTCAACAACTGGAGGGTTACGAAAACAACGCTGAGATTAGGAAGCAGAATTATTGGCAAGTGTATGATGGGATCAACGTCAAACGCTTTAGATAAGGGAGGCGAGAATTTTAAAAAGTTATTCAACGATTCTAATGTTTTAAAAAGAAACAGAAATGGACAAACCAAGTCAGGACTCTATTCTTTGTTCATACCTATGGAATGGAACTACGAAGGATTCATTGATTCTTTTGGAATGCCTGTCTTCGATAAGCCACCAGAAGATTGTGTTGGACCTCACGGGGAACAAATAGATCAAGGGGTAATAGAGCATTGGAATAATGAAGTAGAAGGATTAAAAGGAGACCAAGATGCTCTTAATGAATTTTATAGACAATTCCCTAGGACAGAGGAACACGCGTTTAGAGATGAGACTAAAAACAGTATATTTAATTTAGTTAAAATATACGAGCAAATAGACTACAACGAAGACTTAGGTAATTCTAATGTAATAACAACAGGAAGCTTTAGTTGGGAGAACGGAATAAAAGACACTAAAGTTAGATTTACACCAAATCCCAACGGTAGGTTTAAATTATCTTGGGTGCCTACAGTTGCATTACAAAATAAACAAGTAATTAAAAACAATATGAAAAGCCCAGGTAATGATCACATGGGTGCATTCGGATGTGATAGTTACGATATATCAGGTACAACTGATGGTAGAGGTTCAAAGGGGGCTTTGCACGGGTTAACTAAGTTTAGCTTAGAAGATCATCCACCTAATACTTTTTTCCTTGAATACGTAGCAAGACCTCAAACAGCTGAGATGTTTTTTGAAGATGTATTAATGGCATGTGTATTTTACGGGATGCCTTTATTATGTGAGAACAACAAGCCAAGGTTGCTTTATTATTTTAAAAGAAGAGGTTATAGAGGGTACTCAATGAACAGACCTGATAAAATATGGAACAAGTTATCCGTAACAGAAAAAGAAATAGGCGGAATACCTAATTCAAGTGAAGATATAAAACAAGCACACGCTGCGGCAATTGAATCTTACATAGATCAACACGTAGGATTAAAGAGTGACGGGCAATACGGTACAATGTACTTTAATGAAACTTTAAACGATTGGTCAAAGTTTGACATAAACAAAAGAACAAAGTTTGATGCCGCTATAAGTTCTGGTCTTGCCATTATGGCTTGCAATAGGAATTTATACCGCCCCGTACCTCAACTAGAAAAAAGAAAATTAAATTTAAGAATAGCTAAATACACCAATTCAGGTGCGTTTTCCAAAATAATAGAAAAATAAAAATATGGCTGAGTCAGTTATAACAAGTTATTTTCCGAGCCAAATAGCGAGCGATGAAGAAAAGATGTCACTAGATTATGGTACATCTATCGGTAGAGCTATAGAGAACGAGTGGTTCAAAACCGATAACGGCCTAGGTAGGTTTAAAAGTAATCAAAACACTTTTCACAATCTTAGATTGTACGCAAGAGGAGAGCAAGGAATACAAAAATATAAAGATGAGTTGTCTATCAATGGCGACTTGTCGTATTTGAATTTAGATTGGAAGCCTGTTCCGGTTATACCTAAGTTTGTAGATATAGTAGTAAACGGAATGTCAGAAAGAACTTTTGACATAAAAGCTTATTCACAAGATCCGTACGGCGTTGAAAAACGTACAAGGTACATGGAAGCTATCATAAGAGATATGCAAACTAAAGAGATAAACGAGTTTGCGGCAGCCGAATTTGGGGTTAATTTATTTGAAACAGATCAAGAGACTTTGCCAAAGAACAAAGAAGAGCTCGATTTACACATGCAGCTTAGCTATAAGCAACAAGTAGAATTAGCCGAAGAACAAGCACTTAATGTTTTACTAGAGGGTAATAAGTATGATTTAATAAAAAGAAGATGTAATTACGATTTAACCACTATAGGCATAGGAGCTGTTAAGAATTCATTTTCTAAAGCAGAAGGAGTTAAAGTTGAATACGTTGATCCCGCTAACTTAGTTTGGTCTTATACTGAATCACCTTATTTTGATGATATATATTATGTAGGTGAAATTAGAAGAGTTCATTTAAACGAGCTTAAAAAAGAATTTCCTGGTCTTACTAATGACGATTTATCTGAAATATCAAGTCAGTCATACAATAATAACGGCTTTTATGACCGCACGCTGACTAACTATGACGAGGACGATTCAAACACTGTACAAATACTGTACTTTAACTACAAGACTTTTGCTAATGATGTTTATAAAGTAAAAGAAACAGCAACAGGGGCTGAAAAAACTATACCTAAAAGCGATGATTTTAATCCGCCACCAGAATTAATGGAGGAGTACGGAATATCAAAAGCTTCTCAATCCCTGGAAGTTTTATACGAAGGGGTGAAAGTATTAGGAGGTAAGATGCTTAAATGGGAAATGGCTAAAAATATGATAAGGCCAAAGAGCGACTATACGAAGGTTAAAATGAATTATAGTATAGTAGCACCTAGAATGTATAAAGGTCGGATAGAGAGCATCGTA